TTAAGAATAAAAATATATAGTCAAGACCTTGTTTATATTGTCGCAGTCTATCTTTTCAATGAGATTGTGGGACACGGCAACTTTCTTTTCCACGTCAACGTCCGATTGCAGGACAGAGAGCGCAGACAGACACTTTTCTTGAAATGCTACTGGGTCAAACTGAATGACGCCAGCGGCAGCGGCGTTCTTCTGGGCTTCCATTTCTTCAATGGCAGCAGTCAGCCGGGTTTTGTTTTCCCTGTATTCTTCCAACGTGTCTATTTCTTCCATGTATGCTTTTTTCGCACGGGTCAGCTGTCCACGCAGCTTCTTTATTTCCCCGTCGTAGTCAATCTGGTTTGCTGGCTGCGGTGTGACGGTCTTTAAGGTGCAGAGCATTTCTGGGCCGTCATAAATTTGTTGCAGCTGGTCAAGCACAAAGTCCGCAGCAACCTTGACTTTGACAGAGAGATTGACGCAGCCTTTGCCGTCAGTTTTGGAATTACAGCGGTAACGGTCAGCCCTGCCGCCGGAGCCTTGCACATAGGAGAGGGCACCGCCGCAGTATGGGCACCGCATAAGACCGGACAACCAGTGCTTGTACTGGTAAGAACTTCTTTGGTACTTCTTGTGCTTTGCCTGCCGTTCTTCAATGATGGTCTGCACATTGTCAAATGTTTCCCGGTCAATAATAGGTTCGTGCTTACCGTCATATATACCGTGCTTTCCGTCCAGCGTGACTTCCAGTAATCCACAATATGTTTTATTGGTTAGTGTATATTTGACCTGCGTATTTGTCCATGCGCAGCCCTTGCGGGTCTTCACACCTGCTTCACGTAGCTTCTGGCATATTGCCAGATAGGGCAGCCCGTCAATGACACACTGGAAAATATACTTGACCCACTTTGCTTCTTCCGGCTGTATTTCCAGTTGCCGTGTGTTCCGGTTCATTCTGTACCCATAAGGGGCAAAGCCTAAATGTTCCCGGCGTTCCACAACCTTTGCCCGGATACCACGCTTGCTGTCTTTTGACAGCTTACGCAAGTACAGTTCACCGCTGGCACCGTTTATGGCGTCAATGTACAGCTGGGCGTCTTCATCTTCCACAATAGGTTCTGTCACGGCAATAACAGAAACGCCGTGCTGCCGTATCATTTGTTTATATGTGAGAAATTCCACCATATTTCTTGCAAAGCGGTAACTATCCCATATCAGAAGCGCTTTGGCGCCGGATAGGTTCGTTGTGACGTCCTCAATCATGGAGAGGAAGCCGGGGCGTTTTGCAACAAAAGCACCGCTGATACCATCATCAATGTAAACTTTAATGATTTTGTACCCGTGGTGCTTTGCCCAGTCCTTAATATATTTTAATTGGTCATTTACGGAATATTCTTGATGGTCCGTAGAAGCCCTTGCATACACAATGGCTGGTATCATAAAATCACCAACTTTCTTTCAATTTCCTTTTATTTCCCGTCTGTCAGTGATAATATAATAGTGCAGACGGTATGTTGTATCTGGTATGATATATCTTTGCACCGCACCCGGAGTGTTCCCAGCACTGCGGGTGTTTTTATTGCCAATTTTTAACAGTAGTTGCAAACCTGCCAGACCTTTATAATTGAAAAGCGCCCAGCTTTTCCGATAAAAGAAAGGTCGTGGGAGATAATGAAAAAGAAATACATATATCATAGCAACCATAATTTATTTGCTATTTATTACAGCAGCAACAACACAATGTATATCAATCTTAACTTCACAGGTACGACACAACTAATCATTAAAAAATAAAGCGGGACCGCTGGGCGTCCCTTTAGGGGGACTACCCAACGTCACTATTACCGCCGTTTTCAACTGGCGGGTATTGCTTTTCTAATTCTTCCGGTGTGTCCGGTACGTCGTCATACAGCGGCTTTTCTTCCAGCACGTCTTCTGCGTCTGCAACGTCTATATATTTTTCAATCATACGCCGCAGCGCTTCCCAGTCTGCTTCATCAAAAAGCGCAAACGTCTTGAAAATATTCTTTGCAAACTCATTCTGCCCGGTCATTACCCGGTCAATCAGCGTGTCATATTCTGCCTTGTCGTCGGCGTACATATCACCAATACCGTTCAATAGCCAGTCTTCACTAATGCCAAATTCACTACATATCAATTTATATAGCGACATTTTTTGTTCTGGTCTGGCAAGTCTGTTTAGTTCAATGTTGTTAATGGTATCACGGCTGACGCCAAGACGCTTGCCGAAAACTTCCATGCTCATTTTCAAATGTTTTTTTCGCAATTCACGTATTCTTTCGTAAATTTCCATTGAGTAAATACCCCCTTTCTTTATTAGTGTGATTTTAATATACAACACAAAAATCTGTTAGTCAACACAAAAATAGAAAATAAATACTGAAAATGTGTTGACATACAGAAAAAATAATGCTAATATCTGTATATCAACAGAAGTTGAAAAGCAAAAATGTGTTGAAAACACAAAGAACGGAGGTGGCAGCAGATGGGAGATAGTACAGAAGAAATGCTGAATGTGACCATAAAACGGCTGGAAGCAATCATGGTTCATTTTACACCGGAAGAAGCACTGGAAGCAGAAGCACACAACTTGATTGACGCAGCCATTGTTATTCTGAAAAGCAGCCGTGAAGACATGGACGCAGGCAAAGCCGCTGCGTACTGGGAGCAGCTAAGAGGTTACGCAAAGACACTTTACATTGAAAGCGTGACAATGCGCTACACAAAGCCACGGGCAGGAGAATTTCACTTGTCAAATAAGTTAATGACAATGATTTGCTTATGCAAAATGGAAAAAGAACGCATTGAAGAACTGGAAAAAGAAACTGACGCAGACAAGCCACGCCAGCCAAGAAAAGTCATAAAGTACAGAAACGGAAGACCGTATTTTGATTATGAATGATTTTTCTTAATCTGCCGCAACTGCTTTTCTTCATAAGAGCAGCGAGGGGCAGAAGACCCAAGTAGGCAACCATGATTTCTAATATCACGGGCAGAACAAATTTCAATATTGCAGCAGTCCTGCAAATACGTTCCGTCAGTGCCCAGACGGTCTTCAAAGTCCGGGGAAATCAAAGGATTGTTAGACATATTACACACCACCTTTGTTATGGATTGCCAGCCCTGAACTGGCTGACAGTCCAATTATAACAGAGGACAAGAAAACAGAAAAGGAGGAAACGAGCATGGCAGCAGTTGTAATGGAAGATAAGAAAAAAGAAATGATTGAGAAGACCGCACAGGAGTTCCAGAAGTTAAACGGTGACAATCAGATGTTCATTCTGGGTTATATGCTGGGTATTCAGCAGGAAAGACAGAGAACGACACCGCGGTCACAGACGGCATAGGAGGTGGCACACATGAAGAATGATACTGGCTGGACAGTCCGGGCAATCGGCGTCAGCTTTGTTGATGGGAAGCGGCAGGAAAGACCGCTGGAAGATTTCACAGAAGCAGAACTGAAAGAGATTGCCCACAGAAAGAACATAGAAGCGCTGGCGGCTGCCGGATATGTACCAGTTGCAAACCGTGTAGCAGCCGCAATATAAATTAAAGGTTTTTCAATAGTCAAAATGTGAATAGTAGCGAAAAGCTATTCAAGATAAATCATACCAGATACAAGGAGGAAAAACGCAAATGAAAGAATTTGTGAAGAAAAAAGCGGTCATTGTCAAAGACAGACTGGGACTGCCAAACTACATGACCATGTTTTACATGGAGCCGGGGACATACAGCCCGGAGGACGTGCCGGAAATGTTCAAAATCAGAAACAAGATTGTTCCGGCAATTCTGATTTCACAGTATCACAATACAACAATGAAGAGCATGGGCGGTGACGTTGCAGTGTCCCTGCCGTACCAGCAGCCACGCCACACAATCACACTTGATGAAGCGGCAGCAGCCTGCGCCAGAAAGGGTGAGGGCTGGCACCTTATGACAAACACGGAATTTGTCTACTTACTGCATGAAGCAGAAGAACTGGGGCACACAATCGGCGGCAACATCAATTATGGAGCAAATGCAGACAACCCGGACGAAAAGGGCGTGACGTATGACAGAGGACGCACGCTGACCGGACTTGACCCGCTTACATGGTCACATGACGGAACCGCAGGCGGCGTGTTCGGACTTTGCGGCAATTTCTATGAATGGGTAACGGGCTTGCGCCTGCACTACGGCGTTATTGAGTATACAAAGAACAATGACGCAGCAGTGGACGGCTACACGACAGAAGCCCCAGACTGGCAGGCTGCGACAGTAAACGGAAAGCCGCTGCGATTATACGGAAACGACGGCGTGACACTTTCAACCCAAGAAGACGTGGAAGTGGCATGGGACGGCTGCCATATTAAGGACTTGCAGCTGGAAGAACTGGAAGAAATGCCAGAAATTGCGTACAAGCTGGGAATTGTACCGCATGACTGGAAGAACGAAACAGCCGGAATATGGGCAGACAACGAACTTGAAGAAGCCGTGCCTTTCCGGGGTTCGAGTTTCACCAACACTTCCTACGGTGGTGCTGGTGCGCTGAACTTGGGCAACCCCCGTTCTTACGCCCGCAGCTACGTTTCACTCCGTTCCGCTTTATTCTTGGAAAGCTGGAAACTGGTAACTGATTTACTGAAAGCGAGTGCGGAAGCACACGCAGGAGCGCAGGGCGAATGAGCGCAGATAATTTCCCATACGTCGAGGGACAGCCAGCAGAAATCTATTTTGACGGTAAATGGCACCGGGGCAAGATAATTGCCGGGTACAGATTTAGGGACGGAATAGTGACTGTGCAGACGGAAGATGGGCAGAAAATCTGGTGCGGCGAAAGCCGCAAAGAGTTGTACAGAGCATTGTAAAAATGGCAAGCAAAAAGCCTTTGAAGCTGTGCCGGAAACACAAAATCAAAGGCTTTTCAAAAGTCAATATGTTAATAATTCAATACACGTTTATTATACCATATTGGCGGTTACAAGTCAAACATTTTAGGGCTGAAAAGTCCTTGAAATAGCGGGTTTTATCCCTGCTAAACGGGCTTGTATGGGGTATTAACATTCCTACGAAATATATAAATTTATATATACGCTGTATGGATAATAAACAGGATTGATGGAGGATAGAACCACCCCACTTCTGGCATACCCTTATACGCTAAAAAGGTATCAGACAGAAAAGGAAGTGCAGTGGTGTTTATCAGAGAGAAGAAGACAGACTGTGCCAATTATAGAGAAGTGGACATAATACCACGAACAGAAGCAGCAGAGCAGGCAGCCAGAGGGAAGAGGGGGAAGAAAAGGAAAGTCAATGCCCCAAAGCAAAAGGACCTTAACGACAAGAACGCCAAACGGTATCTGGTGCAGTTGGGAAATGGCAACTTCCACATAGGGGACCTGCACACGTCCTGCACATACAGTGAAGAGAACCTGCCGGGCACAGTAGAAGAAGCAGAAAAGATAGTGACAAACTACCTGCGCCGCATAGCGTACCGCAGAAACAAGTTGGGGCTTGAACCCCTCAAATACATACTGGTAACAGAATACAAGTACACAAAGGACGGTCAAAGCATTAAGCGTATACACCACCATATCATCATGAATGGTGGAATTGACCGTGACGACGTGGAAATGATGTGGACAAAAGACCGTATCAACTGGAAAAAGACCAGTGACTCGGAATATAGAGCCGGTATAAAGCAGCTGGGCTGGGTGAACGCAGACCGCCTGCAAATGAATGAAAACGGCATAGAGGGTCTTTGCAAATACATTGTCAAGGACCCGCAAGGAAAGAAACGCTATTCCAGCAGCAGAAACCTTGACCGCCCGGAAGTAACCAGAGAGGACGGCGGGGAGAAGCAGCAGCGTGACCAAAACCACTGGAAGTATAGCCGAAATCTGAACGCACCGGAAGAAAAGTGCAATGATTTTAAGTACAGCAAAAGAAAAGTGGAACAGCTGGCAAAGTCACCGGACGCAGGGCTGGAAGAGTTCAGAAAGATATATAGCAATTACAACATTGTGTCATGCGAAGCGGTCTTTTATGAACAGACCGGGTGGCATATTTACTTGAAAATGTGGAAAAAAGAGCCAAAAAAGGCAGGACAAGGAGGAAAACGAAGTGGAAACAGGAAGAAAAACAAGGCTGCGCCGGATATTAAGGCGTAAGAGGATAAAAAGAGCAATTAAGGCATACGGAAATTACATTGCAGCAGGCGTGCTGGTATTTGTTGTGTGCGTGGCTGTGGCAGGCGCAGCAGTAAAGCCAACAGCAAGCACACTGCCAAAGAATACACCAGAGCCAGTACAGAACGCACAGACGACGGAAAGCACCACAGAAGAAGCGGAAGCGTACCCGTTCAACCTTATGTCATTTGACTGGGACGGGGAAGCGCTGGACGGCTGGACACGCTATGAAGTACCGGAGGACTACGCAGACAACGGCGGGTATTTACCGGAATGTATGCAGCAGTACACATACATAATCTGCAAGCAGTATGGCGTTGAATATACGCTGGTGCTGGCAATTATTGAGATAGAAAGCGGGTACAGATGGGACGCCAGCTGCAAAGAGGGTTCAACTGGATATATGCAGGTATTACCGAAGTGGCACAAAGAGCGTATGCACAGACTGAATGTTGATAATGTGGAAAACCCATATTTCAACGTGCTTGTCGGTGTAGATTATCTGGCAGAACTGCAAGAAAGGTTCGACACAGAAGCAGAAGTGCTGACAGCCTACAACTACGGTGTTGCTGGTGCTTATGAACACGTATGGAACAAAGGATTGACAGAAACAGAGTATTCAAGAGAGGTGCAGCAGGCGAAAGAAAGAATTGAAAGAAGAATGAGGGGTGAATGGTGATGGAAAATGAAATCAGACTGGGTGACATTATGGACAAGCTGACGCCCAGTGACAGAGTGGTGATATATAACGCAGCCAGACAGGTTGTATACCGTGGATATGCTGCAAACGCAGTGCATGGAACATTGAACCCGCAGCGACGCATTAAGAAAATGGGACTGGGTATGGAAACATACAGAGCCACGGAACAAATGTGGGACTGGGAGAAAACAGACAGCCTGCCGGAGCAGGTGCCAGTTGAACAATTCACACAATACCGGGTGGAAGACCTGCAACACATTCTGTATATCAGAATTGAACTGAAAAGCGAATTTGAACAGTGAGGGACAGCACATGAAGTGTAAATTTTGCGGGGCAGAAGTAAAGCTGGGCGAACGGTGCCAGTATTGCGGGTCGGTAGCAGAAGCGTTCTACTACAAACCAGAGGAACCGCCGGAGGTTGTAGGAAGAAACCAGACAGACCGGAAAGAATACACAGTGCAAAAAGGTGACAGCCTTTGGAAGATTGCACAGAGGTTTTACGGAAACGGTGCCGCCTGCTATGCACTGGCACACAAAAACGGCATTAAGAACCCAGATTTGATATATCCGGGACAGGTATTGAAGATTTAGGAGGAAAAGAACATGAAGCAGCAATGGAAACCACCAGAACTGGAAGAAATGCCAGTGGTCATATTATCACTGCACCAGAAATGGTGGCAGAAAATGGCAGCGGGTGAAAAGGTTCTGGAACTGCGGAAGACAAAGCCACAATGCAAAGCACCGTTCCGGGTGCTGGTGTATGTCACAGGCGGTGTGGGAATAGTTGGTGAATTTATTTGCCCGGAAGTTCTGGAAATCAAGAACTTTGAAGAAGCAGAGAGAAAAAGCAAGGTTCCTGCACATGATATTCACAATTATGCAGCAGGAAGCAGAAACAAGGTGTATGGCTGGGAAATAACAGCCGTGAAAGAATATCCACGAACAGTGACGCTGGAAGAACTGGGAATGAAGCGTGCGCCGCAGTCGTGGCAGTATATGAGGTAAAAGACATGGACCAGATACAACGTGACAAGATAGCTGCAAAGCTAAAGAAAATTAAAGCCCTTGCAGAACGTGGCGTGGGCGGTGAAAAAGAAACCGCAATGCGAATGTATGAGGACTTAAAAGCCAGATACGAACTGGAAGACGAAGAAATAATGCTGGACGCAGTGACGCTTCACTGGTTCGGATATGCAGACGAACTGGAAGAAAGGGTGCTGCGCTGGATTTTCTACAAGGTGACGGGTGACGCAAGTTACCACATATACACTGGAAAATACAGCCGCAGGAAGAAGCGTGGTTGTGATTGCACGGAGATTGAAGCAGCAGAAATAACACTGCTTTACAATTTCTACAAAGAGGAATTGAAAAGAGAACTGGAAGCGTTTTTGGTGGCGTTTAGGTGGGGCAATGACCTATTCCCGGACGAAACGGCACGTTGCTATAAAGAAGACGACGCAGAAGCGCCGGAGAGGACAGACGAAGAAAAGCGAATGTTGAAAAAGGCTGCGTGGTATTCAAATCTTATGGACAAGAGAAAACCGCCAACGGCACTGATTGGAGAACCGGAGGAAGAAGACTGATGGAAGATAGACAGAAAATCATTGAAAAGCTGGTGAAAATAAAAGCACTGGCAGAACGTGGCATAGGCGGTGAACAGCAGACAGCGCAGGTGATGTATGCCACGTTGAAAGAAAAATACAAAGTAACAGACGCAGAGATTGAAAAGGCAGCAGCAGTTCCGGTGGACATTTCAGAAATTGACTTGAAGAAATTCTGGGGCATAGCTTTTCAACTGGCAGCAGTCGCAAAGACATTGCAGGAAGAAACGGACATTTGCACCGCCTGCCCGTACACATACACGGACGAACAATGCACGGGCTGCGGCACATACTGGAATATGCGGGACCTGCGGCTTGATTTTGAAGCAATACAGCAAAGATTGATAAAGGCGGCAACGGAGGGATAGGGCATGGCGGCAAGGAAAGCAAAGAAACCAAAGCACCAGAAAAGCGAATGCCCAACATTGCCGGGGCAGCTGGGATATTTGAACAGTTACTATTGCCCAGTATGCGGAAAGCATTTGTTTTCAGCGTATGACAAGGATTTGCGGAAAGACCGGGAAGACGGCTATTACTTCCATGTGTCCCGTGATTTCAATTATTGCAGTAAATGCGGAACGCTTCTGGATTTGGACGAATGGAAGCGAGAAGAAGAACCAGCGGCAGCAGGTGAAGAACTGACGCCGGAAGATTAGGAGGTGACGGCGGGTGAATGATTTGCTGTATGTGTGCAGCCCATACCGGGGCGACACAAAGCGCAACAAGGAATATGCACGCAAGCTGACACGGGCAGCCATAAACAATGGATTTGTCCCGGTTACAGTGCATTTATACTTGACGGAAGTTACAGACGACCAGAACCCGGAGGAAAGAAGCCGGGGCATGGCAGCGGGAATGAAGATACTTGAAAACTGCAAATACATTCTGATTGGCGACAAGTACGGCGTATCAGATGGAATGAAAGCAGAAATGACACTGGCGGCGCTGAAAGGAAAAGTCATGCTGTATGAGCAGGACGGCAAAATATATCTGGTAGACAGCCGGGAAGAAACCACAGGAGGGCAAGACAATGAGTAGAGGACAATACAGAAAACGCAGTGAAGCCACAGAGCAGGAAAGAGTTATAAACTGGGCGAGGTTTTACGCAAAGGACTTCCCGGAATTGGACTTGCTACATCATATCCCAAACGGCGGCAGCAGAAACCAGCTGGAAGCGGCGAACCTTAAAAGACAGGGTGTGAAAGCTGGTGTGCCGGACTTATGCTTGCCAGTAGCCAGAAACGGCAAACACGGGCTGTATGTGGAAATGAAGTGGCAGAATAACAAGACCACAGAGAAGCAGGATTGGTGGCTGGAACAGCTACGGCAGCAGGGATATGAAACGGCGGTTTGCTGGTCAGCGGAAGAAGCAATGGACACAATAGCAGGTTATCTGGGAGTTATGGAGCAGACGGGAAGAAAGGTGGAATTGTAATGGGCTACATGGACCACACATTGAAAAAGACGGTGCCATATTACAGCACCATGAAGCGTGCCGGAGCATTTAAGCAGCAGGAGCCACGGAAGCGACAGAAAAGAACGACGCTGACAGAATACAGCCAGAACGGACAGAAAGCAGTATTGAAACCGCACGTCACAGTCAATCAAGCCGCAAAGAAGCTGTATGACTATGAACAAACCGGATTGTCACCACATGAGGTTGCAAACCTTGTTGAGCAGGTGCAGAACTTGACAAGGCGTGTGAAGAAATACGAAAGCTGGGAAGAATGAACGGCGTTGACCGCTGCTTGATATGCGGTGAAGTTATCCCGGAGGGTTCGCAGGTCTGCACCGCCTGCCGCAATAAATACGACATTGCGACCGGGGAAACAGAAGAAATGGCACAAGAACTGCGGGACATAGCAGACGTGCTGAAAATCACAGAGGGCACAGACACAAACATTAGAAAGTCAATGGAAAGCATATTGAGAATTGCAGACAGACTGGAAAGGACAAGCAATGGCAAGAAAAGAAGATAAACAGCCACAGTATTTGCCGTTAATCGTAAAAGCAAAGTTACATACTGGCGGCAGGGACTATGAGAAAATCAAAGAGGAATTAAAGGGGCAGGGTTTCACCTGCAAGCAAATGAAAGGCATGGTGCGTGAGGGTAACTACTTTGACGGAATAGTGCTGTATTTGTCGAAGTGGAACTGGGACAACCACGAAAGCTGGCACCTTTACAACTGGGACGACAAGGACGACAAAGAAGTTATGCTGGGCATATATGAAGCCGAACAGTACCACCCGCAGGCGCCGTATAGATACAGAGATAATTTTGAGAAGTTCCAGAAAGACTGGACAAGCGGAGAGTATGACCCCGGTATGACATTCACTTTCAAGGATAGCGAAGTTGAAGTGCTGGAAGTCCTGCAAGAAGAGGTGGACAACATAGACCACGAAGCGGTCAAAAGGCAGGTGGCGGCAGCAGAAGACGCCCAGTACCAGAAGAGAAGAAAACAGCGACAGCGACGCAAACAGGCAAGCAAGGGCAGCAGATACCATAGAAAGTTCTTTTGATGGAGGAATAAAGATGGCGAAAAAGAAGCGGAAGTATTACAGCGGAAAAGAATTGCTATACCGCCGACAGCTGGAACGGCAGCGGGCAGAGGAAGAAGAAAAGACAAATAATATCAGAGTACGCCAGCTGCACCAGATAAACGCAAGCAGCCGGGCTATTGGCTGGGCAAAACAGAAAATGAGGGAGGGAAAGAACAATGATTGCATTTCTGATTGAGGTTGTAAAAGCACTGGTAACATTCTTTGCAGTCTGCGTGGGGCTGGGTATTTTATATCTGGTCTTTGTAGTGGTCAGAGAAGTTGGCTGGGAGGTAAGAAGACAGAACAGAGAGAAACACGAACAGGAGGACAAAGAGGAATGAAAGCAGAATTTTTCAAGGCGGTGTGCCCGTTAGAGATTGGGGACACAGTAGCAATCAAGGCAACAAAGGACGGAGAAACAAAAGAAGCGCTTTACTTGCCGCAGGGCTGCACGGTGATTACAACGGCAGCAGTTGCACTGCATAAGGTTACAGACATTGCGACGCTTCACTATCTGAAAAAAGGTGAAACACAGTTCTTGTATGAACTGGACGGCTGCGGGAAGTATGAACCATTGACCGTGAAAGTTCCGGTCAGAGAATTTGCAGACGAACTGAAACGCCGTGGCAGATAATAACAAATACTTACGGAAGTATACAAAATATACAAATATACTTCCGTAAGATTGTGCAGAATGTCAATAGACTTTATACTTCCGTAAGTATATAATAAAGACAGTTAAAGAAGTAAAGCAAACGGAGGTACGCAAAATGACATTGCAGGAAATCAAAAAAGAATACCAAAAAATGAGCAGACAGCTTAAAAAACAAAATCTGAATTACACTTGCGTTATGAACGCTAAACAACAGAGGTTAGGAACAGCAACGATTTGTTTCTTTTCTTCCATGGACCATGAAGCAAGAATAAAAAGAGCAGAAGCGCAGTTGGCAGATACAGCAGACACAATGAAAGAAGCTAAAAAGTCAGCGCAATACTGGGGAAAGAAAATCAACACACTGCGCAGCTGGGCGGCTGATGAAAAGTGTAGTACACGTCAAACTTGGATTGACATTGTAGAAGCATACGACAACGGCACATTGGTTGACAAAGAGTACCGAAGAGAAGAAGACCAAAAACATTCATGTTTAAAAAGCTGCAAGGAAGATTTTGAAAAGGACGGAACGCTTGAAGAACAGCATAAAAGAGGAATGAAAAGACTGGAAGAACTAAAGACGGCAGACCCGGTAAAGACATTTTGCAAGAACACGGGCGCAACAATGCAGTTGGAATACAAGGAAGACGGCAATATGACACTTTGGTATCTAAGATTTTTCTACAAAGAGAATTAGAAGCACGGGTGGCGCAATGGATAGCGCAGCAGCCACCGAAGCTGCCGGGTGCGGGTTCAAGTCCCGCCCCGTGCATTACTGGGAAAGCAACTATAAATTCATACCAGATACAAGGAGGAATACCACATGAAAACATTATCAATTATCAATCTCAAAGGGGGAGTGGCAAAGACCATTTCCAGCGTAAATATGGCACACATTCTGGCAGCAGTCAAAGGCTGCAAAGTCTTATTGATTGACAATGACAAGCAGGGCAACGCAAGCAAGATTATGAACCGCCACAGCTATGACCATAAGGGCACGGCAGAGGTAATGACACAGCGGGGCATTGACCCGGCAGAGGTTATCCAACACACGGACTTTGACGGGCTGGACATTATCACAGCAAACATGAATTTGCTTACAGCCAACCTTGAAGTCATGTTGGACCAGTCAAGACCGCAACAGACACGCTTCAAAAAGTTTCTGGACGGCTTACAGCAGGAATATGACTACTGCATTATTGACAACGCCCCAGACATTAACATTTCAACCATAAATGCGCTGGTAGCTTCACAAGACGTCATGGTGCCTATAACCATTGATGATTTTGCAATAGACGGTCTGGCAGAACTGAAAGAACAGATTGACAACACCCGTGAGGACTTGAACCCACAGTTGCGCTTCTGCGGTTGCTTTGTGACGCAGTACGACAGAACCAATGAAGCAGACACGCAGGGCGAAGAGTTCTTGAAGACGCTTGAATATCCAGTGTTCAATACACATATCAGAAAGACACCAAAAATGAAGCCCAGCACATTTGAAAGATTACCAATCATTTTATATTCCCCACGCTGCGGCGCAAGTGCCGACTATAAAGCGTTAGTGGAAGAATGGTTGAGAATGTGACCAATTCGGACACGTTAGGAGGGAAAAGACAATGGCAGGAGCAGCAAAGAAATTCAACTTGACAGAGTTATTAAACCAGCGGTCAAAGGAAGCTGGGGAGCAGCAGAAAACAGAACAGCAGCAGGTGTCAGCAGGCACAGAGGTTGTCACGTCCGAAGAGGGCGTGAGCAGCACAGCCGATATTTACGACCTTATACCGTCAAAAGGCAACTTTTACAGCGTAGAGGACGTGCAGGACTTAAAACAGTCTATTGAACTTCTGGGAGTACTGCAACCGCTTCTGGTGACTAATGAAGAGGAAGACGGCAAGCGACGTATCATTGCAGGACACAGAAGACGGCTGGCGGTCATGCAGCTTGTGGACGAGGGAAAAGAGCGTTTCAGACGGGTTCCAATCTTAATCAAGCCAAAGAAAAACGCCATACTGGACAGACTGGCGCTGATTATGGCAAACCGTTTCCGTGAAAAGACAGACTGGGAGCGTATGACAGAAGCACTGGAAACAGAAAAACTGGTGCTGGAATTAAAAGAAAGCATGAACATTCCGGGCAGAACCCGTGATTTGCTGGCAGAAATTATAGAAACGTCCCCGGCACAGGTTGGAAGATATAAGGCAATTTATAACAATATCATTCCAGAACTGATGGCAGAATTTAGGGCAAACAGAATTGTTGTATCTGTAATTTATGAAGCGTCCGGGCTACCGGAAGATTACCAGAAGCAGGCGGCAGAGGTATTCCGGGAAAATGAAGTGCTGACGTTATCAGACATTAAGCAGTTAAAGAAGAACTGGGAAGCGTCACAACAGATACCGGGACAGATGGGTATAAGTCAGATGAAAGAGAAGCAGGAAGCCGCAGGAGCGGGAGAAAGCACCGCAGGCAATGAAACAGACCAGCAGCAGAAAGAAGCAGCCGCAGAGGGAGCAGGAGAAGCCACAGAGGGTGCAGAGGACGCAGCCGGGCAGCAGTCAGAATACATTGACCCGCAACCGGAGCAGATAACATCACTTTGTTACAGCTGCACGCATTATGAGGATTGCCACGACAAGACAGCAACCGTGACCAGCTGCAACGCCTATGAGAACCGCAGAGAAGCCCAGAAAACGGACGAAGAGCGGTACAACGAAGAGCAGGCAGCCATTGACCGGGAAACACAAAAGAAGCTGCGAGAAATGCAGCAGGAAGAGAAAATGCAGCATTTGCCGTCTGATGAAAGAAAAGAAAAAACAATCAGAGTATCACCGGACAAAATGAAAGCCGTTGCAATCGACCATACAAGACCATACATGATTTTGAAAAATGACGATTACAGAGAGGGCGACACAGTGAAGCTGATTGAGTTTGCAGAGGGAAGAGCAACCGGAAACACGTCTGACATGAAAATTATCTGCATGGACGACGACACGACCAGCAGCGCACTTGAAGAGGGCTATTGTGTAATAGCGTTGCAGGAGGTGTAGACGTGGTACAGATTTTAGAACTATTTGGGGGAATTGGTTCCCCCAGATGTGCTTTGCGAAATTTGAACATTCCAACAAAAGCTATTGACTATGTAGAAATAGACGAAAACGCCGTAAGGTCATACAATGCAATGTTTGCGGAAGAATTAGAGTATAAAACACAATCAGTGGTGGGCTGGAACCTCAAACCAGATATTCTGATACATGGCAGCCCGTGTCAAGATATGAGCATTGCGGGACATCAAGGAAAAGCAACTGCGGAAGCAGGGAGGATAAACAGAGGAAAAGGGGCAGACAAAGGAAGCGGCACCCGGTCAAGTTTGATGTGGGAAACAATACACATTATTCAAAATATGGGCGAATGGAAGCCAAAATATGTTATCTGGGAAAACGTGAAAAATGTATTAAACGGCTACAACAAGAAGAACTTTGAACAATACATAGCAGAAATGGAAAAGCTGGGATATACAAGCAATTATCAAATATTAGACGCAAGGGACTTTGGATTGCCACAGGCACGGGAAAGAGTTTTCACGGTATCGGTGCTGAATGGTGAAAAGTTCGACTTTTCAGACTTAATCAGAACGCCAATGAAAGATATATCAGAATTTCTTCTGAACAACGACGAAGTGCCGCCAGTGTATGACGTGACGCAACCGAGTGTGTACAGTGTGATTGGAGAAAAAGGCATAAGAAGAGCAACAGTAATAAAAGATTTTGCATACACAATCACGACCAGACAGGACAGAACACCAGCACAGGTGATTGACTGCGGAAACGGGCGTTATAGATATTTAACAGAACGGGAGTGCTGGCGCCTGCAAGGATATACAGACAAGGACTATGAAAGGGCAAAAGCAGTCCAGAAGCGTTCTGGAAGATACAGAATGGCGCTATACAAGCAGGCTGGAAACAGCATTGCAGTTCCGATATTTGAAAGTATGTTCAGAAAGATAATTTTGCATGAAACAGCATAGGAGGTGCAGAAAATGCCAATAAACATGACGGATTATAAAATGATTATTCACGAAAGAATATACAATGTTCTGCAAATTATGATTGATTTTGGAAATGAACCAATAGAAGACAGAAACGCACCAAAACCAAAATTTATTGACGCAGTATACATAGATGAAGATGGAGTAATAAGAACCATGCACGACGCAGCAGAGTGCTTCCAGTTCATAAGAAAAATGGAGGTATAGCAGATGGAAAGACCAATAATAATGCTTAATACAGATAATATGCCCGTATTTTGCCGGAACCAGTGTGCAAATACAAAGTGCGCAAAGCATATCACAAAGGCTTATGAGTGCGGCGGGGCGTGTTCCATGCAGTTATTAAGGGGGCAGCCGGAGTGCGCAGGGTACATATCACGGAGGAAAAGAAAATGACGCAAGAAAACGTATGCAAGTCTTGCGAATATTACGAAAGCTGCGGAAAGCCGGAAAGATACATGAAGTGTATGGGTTACAAAGAGAAAGAGCGGCAGCAGGCAGCAGGAGAACACGCAGTTGACGTGCAAGACGGATAACAGCCGGGAAAGACTGGCGAAAAACAAAGAATGGAGGAAAAGCAAATGGCGCAGGCAATGGAAAAAGGCAGGGTTATTGAATTGCTGGAATATTACAAAGACATAGACGGGGAGGTGAGCATATACAGAAAGATTATAAGTGACTTGACGGAGCAATACTACAACCCCATTGGCGCTATACAGTGCGACGGTCTACCAAAAGGAAAAAATAATATATCACGACAAACAGAAAATATGGCGCTTAATATTCCAGATTATGTCAGCGGCGAAATCAGAGAGTATGAAGCAAAGGTGCAGCAGTTGCAAGCCTTAAAAGCGCAGATTTTGCAGGAAGTTTCAAGACTGAAACTGAAAGAAAAGCGCATTATTTTTGATTTTTACATGCACAACCTCAAATGGGAACAAGTAGCGGTACGCAATTCATACAGTGAAAGACAGTGTAAGAATATCAGAGATACAGCACTTGAAACACTTTCACAGAGGTTTGAAAAGAACCAGATTATTTCACAATTTCAGAGGATTGCATAAGCAATCATTGCCCGCCATTGCCTGCGTTTTACTGGTATAATTTAAGCCAGCGAAGCAGGCTTTAAGCCGTTATATTTGCACGTTAGCAATAGTGGGCTTTGGTGATTTTTTGAATTTACAAAGCCTATAATTTTTTATCTTCCGTAAACTGGAAGAGTTGGAAAGAATGAAAACGAACGAAAAGAGGTGAGAAGATGGGAAGACCACGGAACCCGGAACGGGACAAGTCAATGCAACGCTATCTGGACGCATACGGCAAGATTGAAACAGCGGAACTGGCGAAACTGGCAGGGGTGCCAGAAGTACGGATAAGAAAATGGAAGTCAGAAGACAGCTGGGACGAAGCACTGAAAAAGAAGCCGAAAAAAAGAGGGGGTCAAAAAGGCAACAAAAATGCTGCCGGAAAAACCCCGGCAAAAAAGGGCAACAAAAACGCTGTCACACATGGAGCGTTTGCACAAGCAGGGTATGAAGACATAGACCCGGAGCAGGCGGCAGCCATACAGAATATGGGCACACCGTCCGCAATGTCACAAATGATGGAGGAATTGCAGGCATTGTATCTGCGCAAAGCCTATCTGGAAAGCCTATTGAAAGAGTATGAAAGCCCAGAAGCAGGCGGCTTTTATACAGATAAAATAGTACATATGATTGTACCAAAGAGCATGGAGGAAAGACAGCGGGAAGAGGACTGCGGCATGGAACACCAGCAGTGCGCAGACCCAGAGGGCAGCAAGAGTGAAACATATAAAACAGCCATGAAGTCTGTCATTAAGTCCAGCCCATTTGAAAGAGCAATGAAAGTGGAAGCCGAACTAAACAAGCTACATGGGCGTATCATCAAGCAGCTGGACAGTATCAAGGCGTATGAGTTAGAGGACAGACGCTTGACGCTTGCTGAAAAGCAACTTGAATTGAACAAACAGAAGCTAACGGGTGAATTTGAGATTGACCCAGACGGAAGCACCGACAGCGACGAAATCACAGACGTTGTGGACGACGTTTGATAGGTTCTTCCGGCGGTCTGGAAGCACTGCGGGTACGGCGACGCCCAAAACCTGCCTAGATATAATTTTGAAAATTCCATTTCCGCTTCCGACCCGGTAAAAAACAAAGGGGTAGGGGCTAAAAAAGAAAAAATGTGACCAATTCGGACACAAAAGAAAGGGGGTGCGGTTTTTGAAAGCGTACACTTCAAAAGCGGTTGCTGCTTGGCTGGATATTTCAGAACGCAGAGTGCGCCAGCTGCGTGACGAAAAGGTTATAACGGAAATCAGACCGGGGCTGTACGACTTAAAGACCGTAAACCACCAGTACATAAATTATTTGCGCAAAAACAACCCGGAAAATGAAAGTGCAATAGATTACAACGCAGAACGTGCAAAGCTGGTCAGAGCAAAAAGAGAAGCACAAGAACTGGAATTGCAGCTGCGCAGAAATGAGGTACACACCACAGAGGACGTGGAACAGGTAATGACAGACACACTTGTTAGGTTCAAAACAAGGCTTATGGCTATACCTGCAAAGTTAAGCCCCATTTTATCAAAGAAAAAGGACCAGACAGAAATATTTAAGCTGCTGAAAAGCGCCATTGATGAAGTGCTGGAAGAACTTTCAGACTTTCAGACAGTGTTTGGGTATGGTGTAGACAATGAAGAAAAACACAGTTGATATGTTTACACGGATTTTCAAAGTGCTGCAACCACCACCGGAAATGACACTCTCGCAGTGGGCAGATAAGTTCCGCAGACTGTCTGCCGGGTCTTCCGCAGAGCCGGGACGCTGGAAGACGGCAAAGGCGCCGTATCAAAAAGAGATTATGGACGCCATAACGGATATTACAATAAAAAAAGTCGTGATTATGTCGGCGGCGCAAGTAGGGAAGACAGACGCAATGGTGCTGAACCCTATTGGATATTATGTGCATTATGACCCATCACCGATTATGGTTATACAGCCGACAATAGACATGGCAGAGAAGTTTTCAAAAGAAAAGTTGTCACCTATGTTGCGTGATACACCCGTACTGGCTGACCGTATCAATGAGAAGAGCCGCAACAGCGGCAACACAATCATGCAAAAGATATTTCCGGGCGGCTTCATAACGATTGCGGGAGCGAACAGCCCAACAGGACTGCGAAGCCACACAATCAGAATATTGCTTGCGGACGAAATAGACGCATACCCAGCCAGTGCAGGAAAAGAGGGCGACCCTCTATTACTGGCTTCAAAACGACAGACTACATTCTGGAACAAAAAGCAGGTGGACATTTCCACGCCGACGGTCAAGGGTGCGTCCAGAATAGAAGTGGAATATGAAAACAGCAGCCGGGGAGAATGGAACACGCCTTGTCCATGCTGCGGAGAACTGCAACCGCTGGTCTGGTCAAATGTGGTTTTTGACAAAGAAGACCTAACAGAAATCAGATACGCTTGCAGCAAGTGCGGCGTCATATCCAGTGAAGCAGAATGGAAAGAACACTTTATTGACGGAACCTTTGTACATGAAGACCCAGAAAACCCGGTGCGTGGGTTCCATTTGAACACACTTGCTTCAACACTGACCACATGGCAAGAAGTCGTTGAAAAGTTCATCATTGCCAATGCAGAAATGAAAAAAGGCAATGTGGAACTGATGAAAGTATGGACCAATACGGAAATGGGGCAGACGTGGGAAGAGGACGGCGAAACCATAGAAGACGACGAGTTGTTGAAACGCCGTGAGAAGTACAACTGCGAAGTACCAGAAGAAGTGCTGTACTTGACAGCAGGAGTTGACACGCAGGACGACAGATTTGAAGTTGAAGTGGTGGGCTGGGGTCCAGAATATGAAAGCTGGGGCGTGAAGTATGCGGCAATATACGGGGACAATTCAGACATTAACAATCAAGTCTGGAATGACCTTGACACATTCTTACAGCAGACATTTGAAAAGCCGGACGGCACAAAAATGAAGCTGTCCTGCGTCTGCATAGATAGTGGAGGACACAGAGCCAATCAAGTATATAAGTTCTGCAAAGCCCGGTTCAGCCGCAGGGTGTTTGCAATTAAAGGTTCAAACGATAGCGCAGCAGCATATATCCAGAAACCGTCAAAAAACAACCGTGAGGGCGCATATCTGTTTATATTGGGCGTTGACACCGGAAAAAGCCTGCTTATGGACAGACTAAAGGTGGAAGACGAGGGACCCGGATTTTGCCATTTTCCGAAAGAGGAGAGCAAAGGATATGACAAAAAGTATTTCAAGGGCTTAACGTCGGAAAAAAAGGTAATGCGCTACAAAATGGGAAGACCGTATTTTGCGTGGGAACTGAAAGACAAAGGCGAACACAAACGAAATGAAGCGCTGGATTGCAGAAATTACGCCACAGCCGCCATTGAAATTATCAACGTACCATTAAAAAAACCAGACAAAAAGAAAGACGCCACACCAGCAAAGAAGATTGTAAAACGTGGCAGAAGAAGAAGTGGAGGAATTTTATAAATGGCAGGAATTACACTGGAAACAGCAAAAAGACACCTTGACGCATGGCTGGAAGCAGAACTGGCAGTGACAAACGCCCAGTCGTACACGATAGGCAGCAGGACTATGACAAAAGCCAATCTGACAGAAATTAGAAAGTCTATTGAATATTGGCAAGGGAAAGTCACTGCGCTTGAAAATGCTGCAAAATACGGCGGCAGGAACCGTGCAAAACGATTTGTACCCCGTGATTTGTAAAAATATTAAAAACCTCTTGACTTATGTACGGACATATAGTATTATTTATGTACGGACAAAAGAAAGGAGGTTTTTATTTTGTCGCCGAGAACAGGAAGACCAACGGACGACCCCAAGAAAAGCCGCTTCGAACTGCGAATTTCAGACAAAGAAAATGAAATGCTGGAATATTGCATGAAAGAAACAGGAATGAGCAGAGCGGATATAGTAAGACGGGGAATTGAACTGGTCTATAAAGAAGTGTCAGAGAAATAAAAAAGTGGCGCACCACCGACCAAAGTAATTGCGCCACTTTAGAGCATTGCAACCCACATGGGCTACACTCATATAGTACCACGGGTTGCAGACACTTTCAATCATTTTTGAAAGGAGCATTGCACATGGGAAAAATTATAGAGTTTCCACAGAATAGTATTGTGCCAGATTATTTGCCACAAACAGAGGGAATGGAACTATATTTCAGATTTTATAAAAATTGCAGTGGACAGTTGAAAGAATATATACTGGAAAGAATAGGGAATGATATATCACAAACATGGGATAATAGAAACTTTTGGAAAACAACAGAGCCAACAGACGCACTGGAACTGATAGGGTATGCGTCAGCAAAGAAAATACTAAAGACGACGCAAGCAACGGCAGATTATTACAAAAAACTGTCAGAGATTATAGAAAAATACGGTTTGGAGGTGCTAAAGAGTGCCAAAACGAATTGATTTGACTGGAAAAAAGTTCGGAAGACTTACAGTGATTTCATTTGCTGGAACAGATAAAAACGGAAAAGCATTGTGGCATTGCCAGTGCGAGTGCGGAAATAAAACAATAGTTCGCTTGGACAGGCTAAGAAGTGGAGAGACGAAAAGCTGCGGTTGCGCCGCAAAGTTTGACTTGAAAGGGCAGCAGTTCGGAAGACTTACAGTGATTTCATTTGCTGGAACAGATAAAAACGGGAAAGCATTGTGGAATTGCCAATGCGAGTGCGGGAACAAAACAACAGTCCGTTTGGATAAATTGAGTAACGGAGAAACAAAGAGTTGTGGTTGTATCAGAAGAGAGAAAACAAGAAAAAGGGCTACAACGCATGGAAACAGCAAAAAGAGATTATATAGAATATGGCGTGGAATTTTGCATAGAACAGGAAATGAGAATGCCATAGAATACGACAGATACGGAGGTAGAGGGATTTACATATGCAAAGAATGGAAAGAAAGTTTTGAAGAATTTGAAAAATGGGCTTTAGAAAATGGATACACAGGCAAACTGACAATAGACAGAATGGACAATGACAAAGGGTACAGTCCGGAGAATTGCAGGTGGACAGACTGGAAAACGCAAGAAAACAATAAAAGCAATGTAAAAAAATATGAGTACAAAGGAGAATTAAAAACAATAACAGAATTAGCGGAAATGGCAGATATAAGAACAGACACGCTAAGAGAACGAATAAAAAGGGGAATGGATATACAAAAAGCAGTTGAAACACCAGTAAGAGGAAAAAACGTGGGGTATAAGCCGTACTAAGCAAAAATTGCCCGAAATTGCATGAAAAGGGCAAAGATTGCACACCATTGCCCGAAAAATAATGATAATATATAGACTGAAAGAAAGTAAAAAACAAGGAAAGCAGCTGTAAAAGGCTGCTTTTTTCATGCAATAAAGGAGGCGAAAGCGTGGGAATTGCAGCGGGAATTGATAAGGCAATAGCGGTCATAGCGCCGCAAGCAGCATTGAAAAGAACAGTTGCAAGGCAAAAAATGCAGATTTTAGACAGCGGGTATGGCAATTATGGCGCCAGCGTCACAAAGAAATCACTTGCAGGCTGGCTTCATGCAGGCGGCAGCAGTCGTGAGGACATAGAAGACAATGTATCTGTATTACGACAGCGCACCCGTGATTTATATATGGGTGTGCCTATTGCAAATGGCGCTGTCAAAACCATGCGAACCAACATTGTTGGGCGTGGGCTACGTTTGAAGCCGAACATTGACACAGAATTGCTGGGCATATCACCGGAGGAAAGAAGAACACTTGAAAAGCAGATTGAACGTGAATGGAATATCTGGGCAGAAAGCACAGATTGTGACATGGCACGAATTGACAACTTTTGCGAGTTGCAGCAGTTAGCTTTTTTGAATTGGCTTATTTCTGGGGACTGTCTGGCAGTGCTTCCGGTCAAACCACGACTGAACCAGCCATATGACCTGCGTGTGCAGCTGATAGAAGCGGACAGATTATGCAGCCCGGACAACTGCGACACCATAGACAATAAAATTGTTGGAGGTGTGGAGGTTGACCAGTCCGGGGAAGTTGTAGCGTATCACATAGCAGACCACCACCCGTTGTCTTATGCCTACGCAGACATTAGCTGGCAGAGGGTGGAAGCGTTCGGAAAAACAACCGGAAGAAGAAACGTACTACACCTTATGAACCGTGAACGAATAGGACAGCGCAGGGGCGTTCCATTCCTTGCCCCGGTCATTGAAAGCCTAAAACAGCTTGGCAGATACACGGACGCCGAACTGGTTGCAGCGGTTGTGTCCGGTATGTTCACGGTGTTTATCGAAAAGGCAGACGCAAGCAGCGAAGACGCAATAGGAAGCATTATACCGGAGGAAGTGCAGGTGGACGCAGAGGACGAAACCACCATTGAACTTGCGCCGGGTGCCGTTATCGACTTAAACGAGGGTGAAAAGGCACACGACATGAACCCCGGAAGACCAAACGCCAATTTTGGCGGCTTTGTGGAAGCTATATGCCAGCAGATAGGCGCCAGCCTTGAAATACCTTATGAATTGCTTATGAAGCGCTTTAATTCCAGTTATACAGCAAGTAAAGGCGCACTGGAAGAAGCGTGGAAAATGTTTAATATGTACCGGGACTGGTTAGCAACTGACTTTTGCCAGCCAGTATATGAAGAGTGGTTGACAGAAGCGGTTGCAAAAGGGCGTATCAAGGCACCGGGCTTCTTTACTGACCCGGTGATTAGAAAAGCATATTGCGGGGCGAAATGGAACGGACCTGCAAAGGGTATGTTAGACCCGGTAAAAGAAGTAACAGCCGCAGAAAAGCGGGTGCAGAACGGCTTTAGCACACGAAGTGACGAAACAATGCAAATGACGGGCACAAGCTACTACAATAATATTGAACAACTGAAACACGAAGAAAAAGAGTTAAGAGAGGTGAAGAAAATTGCCAATGCCAATGCAAACAAGCCAAAATCCCCAGCAGCCGCAGCAGGCGCAGGGAATGAACCAGCAGCAGGACAACAGGACGCCGGGCAATCCATACGGAGTGACGACAAATAAATTCTGGAATTTTATTCCAGCAACAGGCGACAAACCACCAGAACTGCTTTTGTACGGCGCAATAAGCAGCCAGCAGTCATGGTGGGAAGACAGGGTGACGCCACAGCAATTCAATCAAGAACTTGCGGCGCTTGGTGATGTGCCGGAAATTATCGTGCGAATTAACAGCGGCGGCGGTGATGTGTTCGCAGCAAATGCAATTTTTACGAGATTGAAAGATTGTTCAGCTAAAGTGACAGTCAAAATTGATGGCTGGGCGGCAAGCGCTGCCACAATCATTGCTATGGCTGGCGACACAATCAAGATTGCCAGAAACGGTGTATTTATGATACATGACCCAGCAATGACAGTCTGGGACACTTTCAGAGCAGAAGACTTTTTGAAGATGGCTGATGAACTGAAAGTGATTAAACAAAGCATTGTCAATACATACGCCAGCAAGACTGGCAAAAAAACAGAAGACATAGAACAGCTTATGTCTAACGAAACATGGTGGACGGGCGACATTGCCGTTGAAAACGGCTTTTGTGATGAATTGATGTTTGAAGACAGCACAACAGTTGTTGAAAATTCTTCAAAAATCGTTGTCAATTCAGTGCCTATTGACGTTTCCATGTTCAAGAGTATTCCAACCCAGTTATTAAACAGCCCGCACAATCAAAATCCGGGTAGTTTAGTAAATAGTGCAACAGAACCTATCAACAAGCCAAAAGAAAAGGAGGAACCAGAAATGGCAGCACCAGAAAACAAAATCACAACGGTTGACGCACTAAAAGCCGCATACCCGGATTTAGTAGCGACAATCCAGAACGAAGCCGCAGCCACAGAACGTGCAAGAATTAAAGGCATTGAAGACTTGGCAAACGGCAACTATGCAGCACTTGCGACAGACGCAAAGTTTGAAAACCCTATTTCTGCGCAGGAACTTGCAGTGAAAATCATTGCAGAGCAAAACAAAGCGGGTGGAACTTACATTCAGAACCGCCAGCAGGACGCACAGAACAGCGGGGCAAACAGCGTATCTGGCGTAACACCGGAGGACAACGCAGGCGGTGACGGAAAAGACCCGTTCAATGCCGCTATTGACAAGTTGTTTCCAGATACAAAATAAGGAGGTAGCGCAAAATGAGTGAATACGCAGTAGAGAAGAGAGAAACAGCGCCAAAGAATTTCTTTGCTGGCGACTTCCCAACAGTACCGGAAACGGGAGTTGCAGGCGCAGAAATCAAAGAGTATGCACCAGTAATGGTTGACACAGAGAACGAAAACAAAATCATTCCGGTTGCTACAACAAAAGAAGCGAACGCAATCGGAATTTCTGCGGCAGCAGCAGGAAAGGGCGAGCCAGTCACATATTATTTGACAGGTGAGTTTTTCGCTGACGCATTAAACCTTGAAGCAAGCGCAGATTTAGCAAAAATCAAAGAAGCGCTGCGAAAAGTATCAATCTTTTTGAAGTAAGGAGGATAAAACAATCATGGCAAATGAAGTATCTATTTACGAACCACGAACAATGGGCAGAGTGGTTCAGAAGTTACCGCCCGTGCGTACTTTTTTCAGAAGTACATTTTTCAAACATGAAGAAACATTCGTGACAAAGAATGTTGATGTTGATTTCAAGAAAGGAAGCAGAAAGGTTGCACCGTTTGTCAGCCGTGTAATTGGTGGAAAGGTAGTGCCAAACACTGGCTATGAAACAAAGACCTACACACCGCCTTTAGTTGCACCGGAAAAGGTCACAACGGTTGACGACCTTTTACAGCGCAGACCGGGTGAAAGCCTTTATTCTGGCAGAACACCTGCGGAACGTGCAGTGCTTAAAATGGCTGATGATTTCAAGGAACTGCGAGAAATGATTTTACGCCGTGAAGAGTTAATGTGCGTACAGACCATTTTTACTGGCACAATCCCTATCATTGGCGACGGAGTAAATGAAGTGATTGACTTCTCTTTTACAAACAAAGAGAAAATCACAACAGCAGCGAAGAAGTGGACTGCTGACACTTCCGACCCTATCGCAGATTTGAAGCGCTGGCACGAAACCGTACAGAAGACCGGATTTGTAAACTGTGATATTTGTGTTATGGGTGGCGACGTTGCAAATGCGTTTGTAAATCATGCAAAGGTGCAGAAAATGCTTGATGTGAAAAACTTCAATCTTGCGGTTATACAGCCTAAACAGTTACCGAACGGCGTCACATACCTTGGAACCATTCACGAACTGGGACTTGATATTTACAAGTACAATGAGTGGTATCTTGACGACTGGACAAACCCGGACAAACCGGAGGACAAGCCGCTTGTACCTGCTGACAGCTTGGCACTGTTAAGCACAAACGCTGATTATTCCATGTACTATGGAGCAATCACACTTATTAAGGAGCCGGACGGCAATTTTATGACCGTAGAGGGTAAATATGTACCGGACACATGGACAAAACGCAAGCCTGCCCGCCGCTTCCTCAATCTGTCTTCTGCACCGTTATGCGTTCCGCATGATGTAGACAGCTGGTTTGTTGCAACACCTATCTAATGGACTTCAAAGCACAGCTTGCCAGTGACATGAAAGTGTTTCACAACTGCGGAGAAATGGCAACTATGACTGATATATGGTATCAAGGCAAGAAACACTATTTGCCCATAATCATTGACCACACGGCAGCCGACGAACGGCAGAGAGGAAACGGGGACAATGCAGAGGGCATAAACCGTGCTTCTTGTCTGGTCTATATGTCATTATATGATTTTGGTTGTGTTCCAAAAAAAGGACGCCAGCTTGAAATTGACGAAGCCGGGGCAATTAATATGTATAACATTTCAAAAGCAGACTGCGAGGACGGGGAAATAATTCTTGAATTGGAGATGTTGGAAGAATGATTGAAATAACATCTGACGCAATAGAAAGAGTGGGAACCCTGCTGGCAGACGTTCCAAAAGGTGCAGAAAGAGTATTTGCCAGCGCTATGAACCGTGGTATTTCCAGAGTGAAGACACAGGCAATAAAGCAGGTAAAAACCGTATATGCCGTAAATGGCGCAGCACTGACGAAAGCAACCAGAATAAATATAACCAAAGCCAGCACGGGAAACCTTGCGGGCTTTGTTTCATTTTCTGGCGTAAAAATACCGCTGTACAAATTCAAAGTCACACCAACAAAACCCGGAACCGGAAAGCAGGTGCGGGCAGCAGTCAAAAAAGGCGGCAGCGGGACACCATTTGAAGACGCTTTCATTGCTGAAATGAAAAGCAATGGTCACACAGGAGTATTTGAGAGGACAGGACGCAAGCGTTTTCCGATTGAAGAAAAAATGGGACTATCAGCAGCACAGATGGTGGGAAACGAAGACATTATAGACGGGCTGGAAAAGGAAGCACAAGAACTGGTAAACGAAAGAATTATACACGAAATGAACAGGATTTTGAACGGTTATGGAGGGTAAAACATGACACCAGTTTTTTTGTTAGAAGAATTGCAGAAATTCATTAGTTCCAAAACGTCTGACATTATGTTGCCAGTGCGAACCAGAACGGGAAGCAATGAAGAAAAAGAAAGAGCAGCAGCGGTCTATCAAATGGGACTGCCGGAAGCTGACGACGTACAACAGAAAGTGCCATACATTTTGTTGAAGTTCCTAACAGGGACGGACGACAAGAAAGCAGGAGAACCAGAGGAAGACAGCTGCAAAGTAAGAATTATATTTGCGGTGTATTCAGAAGATGGGCAGGACGGACCACTGGCACTTCTTAATCTGATTTTGAGAGTGCGCAGCGAATTGAAGAAAGCCGGGACAATCGGCGGTGGTCAGTTTGCGTTGCAACTGCCACTTGAATATATCGTTTATCAAGACACCACACCACCATATTACATGGGGGAAATGGTGACAAATTGGATATTGCCAACCATTCAACGTGACGTGGCAGAAGTCCTTTACAATCTATAAGAACAGGAGGAAACAAGATGGCTACAAAAAACACAGCAGCAAGCACCACAGCAGCCGAAAAGGACGCTGAAAAGGTGCAGGCGGTAGAAAATACCACCACAGAAGAAAAAACCGCAGAAACGGCAAATACACAGCCGGAAACGGTAAAGTTGGTCTATATTGGACCGAACTTGCCAAAAGCAATGTTGCAGTGCAACAAGGTTTTTGAGGGTACAGAAGAGGGGATTAAGAAAGAACTCTCTTTCGTTCTTGAAAAGTTCCCACTTGTAGAAAAAATGCTGGTTCCGACAAAGGAACTTGCAGAGAAGAAAGACAAGGTGAAGACAACCGGGAATGTATACAACAAGTATTATTCCGACTTAATGGCTGCCGCCCTTGCATACGCAGAACAGGAGGTATAAGCGAATGAGTGACATTTCACATGGAGTAAACGCCAACAAGACAAGCAACGGCACTATCACGCCAGTGTCCGTAGATACGGGCGTACATTTTGTGGTTGGAACGGCACCAGTGCAGATGGTAAACGGAAAAGTAAATGAAGTTATCATGGCTTCAAGCTACACAGAAGCAGTGCAGGCGTTGGGATATTCTGACGACTGGAAGAAATACAGCCTTTGCGAAGAGATTTACACAGCGTTTACGCTTTTTAATTCAGCACAGGTATTCTTTGTCAATGTTCTTGACCCAAAGAAACATAAAAAGGCAGTAACAGAAGCACAGATGGACGTCGTAGACAATCAGATTGAGTTACCGCTTGAAGCAATCGCAAGCAGTGTGGAAATCACCGGAAAGACCGCCGGGGAGGACTACGAAGCATTTTACAGTGATACAAAATGTGTTGTGGAGTTCTTAAAAGAAACCACAGGCAAAGTTGCTGTCAAATATGACGCCGTGGACGCTTCACAGGTAACAAAAGAGGATATTATCGGAGGTTACAGTGTAAGCACACATAAAACCACAGGTCTTGAACTGATTAACAGCGTATTTCCACGCTTCACAAAGGTTCCAGACCTTATTTTGTGTCCGAATTGGTCACATGACTCAGAGGTTGCGGCGGTAATGTCTGCAAAAGCAGAAAATATCAACGGACTGTTTGAAGCAGAAGCAATTCTGGACGTAGACACAGCAGAGGGAACCGGGGCAACCTATTACACGGAAGTACCGGAGTGGAAGAAGAGAAAGAACTTCACAAAGCGCACGGAAGTTGTCTGCTTCCCTAAAGTTGCGCTGGGTGATAGAGTTTTCAATCTTTCAACACAGCTTGCAGCTTCAATGTCTGCGGTAGACAATGCGACAGAATACGGCGACGGCACACCTTGCGAGAGCGCTTCAAACAAGAGTATACAGGCAGACAGAATGGTTGTTGCGGACGGTTCGGAAGTTACAATGGATATTCAGCAGGCAAATTATCTGAATGAAAACGGTGTGGTTACTGCACTTAATTTCTACAACGGATTTGTAAGCTGGGGTAACTATACTGCTTGCTATCCTGCAAATACAGACGTGACAGACTATTTCTACTGCATTAACCGTATGTTCAAGTGGGTTGCAAAGACACTTATTCTGACATACTGGAAATACATTGACAGAGGTATTAAAAGACGTCTTCTTGACGCAATCGTGCAGTCTGTCAATGACTGGCTGGCAAGTCTTGCAACTGATGAAAAAATCATTGGTGGACGTGTGGAACTTAACGAGAGCGAGAACAGTGCAAGCCAGCTGGCAGCAGGAATTGTGCGTTTCCACATTTACATTACACCGCCATCACCAATGCAGAAAATGGACTTTGTGCTTGAATATGACTTGTCATATCTTGAAGCACTGGTGGCAGCATAACAGGGAGGTGAAACAGAATGTCTAAAGTTGATGAATTAGTTATTAACTATGCGATTTATGAGGACGCCACGGAGTATCTGGGAACAACAGAAGTGACACTGCCAGACCTTGAATACATGACAGAGGAATTAAGCGGCGCAGGCATTGCGGGAAATATCGAAGAAATTATAATCGGTCACTTAAACGCAATGTCAACAACTTTCAATTTCCGAACTGTCACAGCAGCAGCAGTCAAGCTGATGGAACCACGGGTACACAGAATTGACTTGCGAGTTGCACAGCAGAGAATGAACCTGCGCACAAGCGCAAACGAAGTGTCCGGCGTAAAGCATATCATGAAAGTGAAGCCGAAGAAGACAGCACTTGGAAAAGTTGCGGCAGCTTCAACAGCTGATGTAAGCGGCGAATACGCCGTTTCATACTATGCAATGTATCTGGACGGTTCAAAGGTAACGGAAATTGACCCGTTAAACTTTGTGTGCATTATCAATGGCAAAGATTACTTAAAGGACGTCAGAAAAGCACTAGGAAAGTAAAAAAAGACAGCAGGAGCCAGCGGGAAGACCGCTGGTTTTTTCCTGCCTAAAATCAAAGATATGGAGGAATAAACGATGTCAGATACAACAAACACAACTGAAAACATGGAGCAGGTAACAGAGCAGGAAAAGGAAATGCAGGAAGCACAGGCAAGCGGCGTGGTCAATTTTGACGACAAGAAGAAAGACAAGGAAGAAGACGGTAGCTTGAATTATACACACACATTCAAGAAGCCCAGAGAAATTGAGGGAAAGAAGTATACAAAATTAACTTTCTATTTTGACAATTTGACTGGTGAAGATATTGAAGCGGTAGAACAGGAGCTTGCAGACCAGAACAAATACGCACTTTCACCGGAAATTTCTTCTGCGTTCCAGTGTATTCTTGCGGCAAAGGCTGCGGGGGTTGCTTCTGATGAAATCAGACGTCTTCCGGTAGGTGATTACATGAAGATTAAGAACAAAGCAAGGGATTTTTTAATTGCTGCGGGCTATTAAAAATTAAAGAACCCGCAAAGTTCATAAGAAAGCAGATATACAAAATGTCAAGGGCTTCACATACGCCCGTCCCGTTCTGGCTACAAATGCCTATACGCAGACTTTTTGCATGGATTGAAACCATAAATGAAGTGGAAAAAGAAGAAGCGGAAGAGCAGAAACAGAACAGCAATAATGCGTAGGGAGGTGAAACAGCTTGGCAGGGTCACAAAAGGAATTTGAACTGCTTTTTAAGCTGAAAGCGTCGCTGGGTGGCAATTTTAACAGCACATTCAAAAGCGCAATTAACACCAATAACCAGTTACGGGACAGCTTAAAAAATGTCAATTCCCTGCAATCAAAGATTGACGGCTACACAAAGCAGTCTGCCGCCATTGACAAGGACAAAGAACGACTGGCACAGCTTAACGCAGAGCATGACCGATTACAGCAGGAATTGCAGCAGACAGGCGAACCCACAGAAGCACTGCGGAAGAAGCTTGAAAAGAATGAAAACCAGATACAACAGACCACTGCCAAAATTGAAGAACAGGAAAAACAATTAAACAGTTACGCCGACGAATTGAAAGCAGCCGGGGTAAATACGGACAATCTGGAAGAAGCAAACGGAAGACTGCAAAAGTCCTATGAAAAGTTGCAAACTTCACAGCAGACGTTGCAAAAACTGAATGATAAGCAACAGCAGGTGGAACAGAGCATTTCAAAGACAAAAGGACAGCTGGTGGGAACTATCGGTGCAATTAGTGCCGTAGCTGCCGCAGTGTATGCAGGACCCGTGCAGGCGGCGCAGCAGTACGAAACAGCAATAGCAAAGGTGGGAACCATTGCAGATACGCAGGAAGTCCCGCTGGGCACATTGTCACAACAGATAATGGAACTGTCAAACAAGACAGGAATTGCAGCCAATGCCATTGCTGATGATGTGTACAACGCTATATCTGCCGGGCAGAAGACAGGTGACGCCGTAAACTTTGTTACAAATAGTACAAAGTTAGCAAAAGCCGGATTTGCGGAAAGTTCGCAAACACTGGACGTATTAACAACCGTATTGAACGCATACGGCATGAGTGCGGACAAAGTAAGCACGGTATCAGATATGCTGGTACAGACGCAGAACAAAGGTAAAGTAACAGTAGGAGAACTGGCAAGCAGTATGGGTAAAATCATACCGACTGCAAACGCCAGCAATGTTTCACTGGAACAGTTATGCGCCGGATATGCAATAATGACCAGCAAAGGTATTGCAGCCGCAGAAACGACAACATACATGAACAGTATGTTAAATGAGTTGTCAAAGTCTGGAAGTACGACAGACAAGCTATTGCGGCAGAAGATGGGCGGCAGCTTTGCAGAATTGATGGCAAGTGGTAAATCACTTGGGGAAATTCTGGGAGGTATACAGGAAGAAGCTAACAAGTCCGGTCTTGCCCTATCTGATATGTTCAGCAGTTCGGAAGCTGGAAAAGCGGCAATGTCGCTTCTGTCAAACGGAGTTGACGGCTTCAATTCAAGCGTACAAGACATGGTAAACAGCGTTGGAGCAACAGACAGCGCCTTTGCCAAAATGGAAGACACCACAGAAGCCAAAATGGAAAAGGCAAAGAACAGTATTGCAAACTTAGGCATTGCTCTTGGTCAAAATCTACTGCCGATTGTAGGAAATCTGGCAGACAAAGTGGCGGTTGTGGTCACTAAAGTTTCAGAATTTGTAGCAGCAAACCCCAAATTAGTGCAAACAGCCCTAAAGGTAGCAGCGGGGCTGGCAGCATTGAAAGTGGGAATGTTGACAACAAAGCTGGTTACATTATCAGCGCAAGACGGCATATTGTCACTGGTAAAAAAGCTGGTGGGACTGCGTGCCGGATTTATTGAAAACGCAGCAACAAGCGTAAGTTTTGCGGAAAAGCTGAAAACAGCTGGAAGCGGTATATTGTCATATTTTGGCAATGTAAAAGGCGCTATGGGCGGCGTAGGTTCTGCAATAGGTAATATATTCAGTGGAAACAGAGTTATTGGAGCAGTAACAGGCTTTATGGGCGGCGTGAAGCAGTCCATTGTCAGTGGCTTTTTAGGAATTGCAGGAAAAGCAAGCGGAGCATTGACAGGAGCTGGGACAAAAATGCTGGGACTTATGCTGAAACCATTTTCACTAATTGGTGGCAAGCTGGGTCCGATACTTGGAACGGTAGGAAGTGCGATTGCAAACAGCCCACTTGGAAAAGTAGGCGGCTTCATAACAAAGGGAATTACCGGAGCATTTAGCAAGGCAACAACACTGATTGCACCGCTGGGAAATGCGGTAAAAACGGTGCTGGGTCCTATTGGAAACCTTGCAAAAACAGCACTGGGACCGCTTGGAGGTATTGCAGGAAAGATACTGCCAGTTGTGGGCGTTATCACAACAATTATTACAGTAATACAGCTTGTAAAGAACCATCTTGAAGAGATAAGGGGATTTATACAGCGGACTTTTGGTGATGAAGCACTGGCAGTCTTTGACAAGATTGTTTCAGTCATTACCAACATAGGCGACACCATAAAGAATGTGTTTTCTGATGGGAACATAGGTGCAGCCCGTGACAAGATACAAGAGTTGTTCGGAGATAAAGGCGCAGCAGTCTTTGACACGTTCGTAAATGTACTGGGAACAGTCAAGAACGCAGTTTCAGAAGTTGTGGGCTTTATAACCACATACGTTGTGCCAGTTGCAGAACAGGTATTGCAGGTAATTGTTACACAGGTAATACCGGGGATTGTTAGTTTTATTCAAGCGGCAGCCCCAACCATTATGCAGATTATACAAAGCATTGCTGATTTTATCGGTGCAATTATTCCGGTGATAGGAAGTTTCATTGCTGGTCTTATGCCGATTATTTCAGAAATAATCACATTCATTTCAACTTATGTTTTGCCGATTATTTCAGAATTATTCAGCTTTATTTGTAGCACGGTGCTTCCGGCAATTTCCGCAGCAATTCAAGCAATTTTGCCAGTGGTGACAAACGTATTGCAAACGCTTTTACCTGCGATACAAACAGCACTGACGACAATCTGGAACATAGTTTCGCCAATAATTCAAGGAATTTTAGCAGCAATACAATTTGTAATGCCAACAATCCAGTCTATCGTACAAAGCGGAGTTCAAGCAATTTCCGGTGTAATTTCTGGAATTTCAACCGTACTGAATGGAATTATCACTTTCATAACTGGTATATTTTCCGAGAACTGGCGGCAGGCTTGGGAGGGCATAAAGCAAATATTTTCTGGAATTTGGCAGGGTATCAAGTCAGTGTGTACGGGAGTTATCAACGGCATTATATCTGCGGTCAACACGGTTATACGTGGATTGAACAAAGTAAAAGTGCCAGACTGGGTGCCGGGCGTAGGTGGAAAGGGTATAAACATATCTGAAATACCTATGCTGGCGAAAGGTTCCAAAAATACACCAGACACGTTCATTGCTGGTGAAGCGGGACCGGAGTTAATCACGAACGCACCGGGGCGCACGGTGTTTACAGCAGACCAGACAAGAAACATTCTGGCTGCACAGAATACGGCAGCCACAACAGCGGCAGCGGTAGCGCCAACAGCACAGACCACAACAGCACCGCAGACGGTGAATAACTACAACACAGCGCCAGAGGTAACAGCAGGCGCAGGAAGCGGCGGTGGAAGTGCAAACAACGTAACTATCAACAACAGTCCGACAATAGTTATCAACGGGGACAAGCCGGAAGACTTGGACGCAAAGCTGGAAGAGAACAACAGAAAGTTGCTGCGTGACGTTGAAGACCTGCTGGACGAAAAAGAAGACAAGGAGAAGCGGCAGAAATATGACTAAAAGCTACACAACAATATCTGGGGATATGTGGGACAAGATAGCATTTGAACAAATGGGAAGTGTCCTGCATACAGATAAGCTGATGAAAGCCAATGTCAAGTACGCCAGCACCTACGTTTTCCCTGCCGGGGTTGTATTAACAATCCCGGAAGTGGAAGACGAAGAAGACCTGGAACTGCCACCGTGGAAAAGGGGGCTGCTGACGTAGAATGAGCGCAAAAGACATGGCACGCCGGGTGGAACTGCGGTTGAAATTTCAAAACGTAAAAGTCCCGGCAGATATAAATAAATATTTAAGCAGCCTTACTTTCACTGATGAAGACGAAGACAACGCAGACGATTTGCAGCTTGCGTTTGATGATAGAGAAAGAAAGTGGCTGGGAAGCTGGCTGGAAGTAAAGCCGACTTTCATTAAGACCACAACGACGGTGCAAAAGCAGGTTGAAGCTGCAAGCGTTGTCAATTATGTGGTCAAAAAAGGTGATACGCTTTGGGCTATTGCCAAAAAGTATCTGGGAAGCGGTACAAAATACCCGCAGATTGCTTCTGAAAACAATATTAAAAACCCTAACTTAATATATCCGGGGCAGGTTTTCAAAATCACAACGGGCGGTACAACAACACAGACGGTCACAGAAACGAAAGAAACAACAAAGAAAGTGTCTGACCCTAAATTGATAACAGCAACAATAGTCCAGAAGAACTGGCATGATAACGGCAAAGACGCCGTGCTGGACTGTGGGACATTTGAACTGGACAGCGTAGATGCCAGCGGACCGCCAACAAAAATCACACTAAAGGGCACGTCAATTCCTTATACTTCCAAAATGAGAGTAGAAAGAAAATCAAAGGCGTGGGAAAACACCAATTTGAAAGTGATTGCAGAGCAGATAGCGTCTGAAAGCAACTTGAAACTGATGTACATTGCGGACAATATACCAAAGTACAAAAGAAAAGAGCAGGTACAGACGTCGGACATTGTGTTTTTGCAGAAATTATGTAAAGCGGCAGGGCTTGCGCTGAAAGTAACCACAATGAATGTGGTTATCTATGACGCCGCAGAGTATGACAGCAAGCCACCTATAAAAACCATAAAATATGGCAGCGGTGATTATATTTCATACAAGCTGGGAACCAGCCTGCATGATACAGCATACACCAGCTGCCATGTTTCGTATACGGACCCGGACAGCAAAGAAACGATTGAAAGCACATACACGGCAGACAGCACAGAGGGAACCGGGCAAACACTTGAAGTCAACGAAAAGGTCAGAAGCACAAATGAAGCATACGAACTGGCAAAAAAACGACTGCGTGAAAAGAACACACAGCAGTTTACAGCAAGTTTCACAATGCTTGGTGATGTGCAGCTGGTGGCAGGTGCCACAGTCAAATTAAAGGGCTTCCAGAAGTTTGACAGAAAGTACAAGATTACAAAAGCAACCCACAAATTAACGGGAGGATATACAACACAGATTGAATTGCAACAGGTATTGGAGGGCTACTAATGGCAGATATGACAGAATTAAAAAACATAGTACGGCTTGGCACCGTGCAGAGTGTGAACGCCAGCAAAATGACAGCCCGTGTGAAATTCAAGGACAAAGGCGGTATAACTTCCGGTGATTTAAGAATTATAAAACGTCCCGTGTATGTTGTGCCAGCAATGGAAAGCGGCGCAGAGGGACAGACGGCAAAAACAACGCTGAAATATGACTACAACGGGCAAATGTTAAAGGAAGTAAGCCACAGCCATGAAGCATTTGTGACAGAGTGGACGCCGGGCGTCAATGATATGGTGCTTTGCATAATGGTTCCAGATGGCGACGGGGACGGCTTCATAATCGGGGAGGTGTAGAGCATGGCGAAAATAGGAAGTCTGGGAAGTCTAGTTTTTTCAGTTTCAGAAAATACCGTGCGCACCTTTGATGAATTAAGCTGGAAAGTGTCTGCAAAGTACGCAACGCATGACAGACACATTAAGCGTGACGTATTGGAGTTTTTGGGACCGGAACCCGGAACAATCAGTTTCAAAATGACGTTCAGTGTATTTCATGGAACAAACCCACTGAATGAAATTAAGAAATTAAACAAAATGTGCAATAAGGGCAATATTTCAACGCTGGTTTTAGGCGGCAAGAAATACGGTTCTTATAAGTGGGTAATAACAGGCGTTAGCAGCACATTGAAACGCTATGACAACAAAGGCAACTGCTGGGCTGCAACAGCAGACGTGACATTGAAAGAATATCCAAAGAGGTGATAAAGCATGGACGTGATAAGGGGCGACGGGTCACTATTGACAGAAATTGACCTTGCACCAGCAAATGACCATCAAGCAGTCATACAAAATATTGCGGTTATTCTGGACACGGTGCAGGGGTCCTGCCCTATGTTCCGTGATTTTGGATTACCCGGCAGCCTATACGGAAGACCGCAACCAGTAGTTGAAAATATACTGGTGGGCTATCTGTACGACCAGATAGAAGAATTTGAACCACGGGCGCAGGTTGCAGACATTGCATTTGAACACGACGCAGCCACAGGGCGCACAATACCTATTATTTATTTGGAGGAGGTGGAAACAGACAATGAGTGACAGAAAATACCCAGACATTGACTTTGTGGAAACCGACACAGAAACGATAGAAAGCAATCTAATTGCACTGTATGAAAATATGGTGCAGCGGGTGCCGGGACGTGAACGCTACAAGGTGTACCCAGCGTCACCGGAAAGACTTTTTATTGCATGGGTTGCAAATATCATTGTGCAACAGCGTGTCATTATCAATGAAACAGCAAAAAAGAACGTGCCACGTTATGCAGACGGTGAATACTTGGACAGCTTGGCAGAATTGTTCAAAGATTTGGAAAGATTGCCAGCAAGTCCGGCGTCTGCAATGTTCCGTTTTTATATTTCAGAAGCACAGAAACAATCAGTGATTATTCCTGCGGGCACCAGAATTTCTTTTGATGGTGCCATTTTATTTGAAACAAAAGAAATTCTGGAAATAAAAGCCGGGCAGACATACGGGGACGTTGAGGGAATTTGCACCACAGCGGGCGACGTCGGAAATAATCTGGCAGCGGGGCAGGTAAAAGAACTGGTTGACCTATACGACTACTACCAGAAAGCAGAGAACATCACGGCGACCAGCGGCGGCGCAGAAGAAGAGGACGACGCCAGTTATTATGAGCGTATGCGTGAGAGCATGGAGAGTTTCAGCACGGCGGGTCCTATTAACGGGTACATATACTGGACAAAGAGCGTATCACCAGCCGTGGCAGACGTGGCAGTGACAAGCCCAGAACCTTGCGTTGTAGACGTCCGGGTGCTTTTGCAGAATGGACAGCAGGCAACGTCCGGGGTACTGAAAGAGATTGAAGACGCCTTGAACGCTTCTGACATTAGACCACTTACAGACAAAGTGACGGTATCTGCACCGGAAACGGTAGCATTTGACATTGATGTGACTTTTTATATTCCACAGCCAGACGCAGCCAGCGCCACAGTTATTGCGGCAGCGGCAACGCAGGCAGTAGAAGAGTACGTGACATGGCAGACAAGCAAAATGGGGCGGGATATTAACCCGTCATACCTAACAGCAAAGCTGATGGAAGCAGGCGCGAAACGTGTTGAAGTCAGAAAGCCAGTATTCACGGTTGTTGATGATATAAAGGTTGCAAAGCTGGGAAACAAAAGCGTTCTGAATGGAGGTATTGAAAATGTCTAAAACAATTTACAATGCCGATTATTCAGAGTGCCTGCCGGAAGCGCTAAAGAAAGACCCCAAAATGGTTGCACTGGCAAACGCCACAGCAGCAACACTGCTGGACACTTCCGGGATAATTGACAATGTGCTGATATATTCCAGATTTGATGAATTACCAGAAGAACTGGTGGACATTCTGGCGTACGACCTGCACGTTGACTGGTACGACTACAATTACCCACTGGAAGCAAAACGGGATTTAGTGAAAAACAGCGTCAAGGTTCATAAGAAAATGGGCACAAAATATGCCATTGAAACAGCGCTGGGCAGCTTATTTCCAGAAAGTGAAGTGGAAGAGTGGTTCCAGTATGAGGGAGAACCCGGACACTTTCATATTGTGCTTGACGTGACCAACCAGAGAATAACGGCAGACTACGCAGCTATTATCCGGGCAGTGAAAATGTATAAAAGATTATCTGCACACATGGACGAATTGACCTATCAAGGACAGGTCCACGGCGTCATATACACCCACGGGGAGTATTTCAGATACAAAACACCGCTGACCGGAAGACTTAACGCCGGAACATACCCACAGAGAAACACAAAAGCCGGGATAGGCGCTGCAACATATATTGTGGGAACGGAAGCAGCAGGCTTCATATTCACGGCACCAGCAACAGGCACAAAGCCATACAGAAACACGGTATTTTCACAGCAGGCGGCGCATATCGACGCAGACACGGCGTTGAATACGTTTGGCTATACAAATACACCAGCAGGACGGATAAAAGCCGGAGAGCAGCCACAGAGGAACACCAGAGGGCAGACAAGCGGCGTCACAGTCACGGCAAGTGACAGAATGGAAGCACACCGCTTCACAGTTCCGGCAGCAGGAACCGTCCCGGAAAGAAGCACGGTGCAGCGGACACAGGGCGGCGCCGTAGGGACAAGCACGCAGGCAATGGGGTTTTCATACGGCGTCAAGCCGTGCGGAAGCCACAGGAAGCTATAAAGGAGGTGAAAAGCCATGTTGACAACAGACGCAATCAATGATTTCAAAGATTTCATTGATAATATCATTGCCTATGCAAAAGTAACCGTCAACGGCGTTTCTGAAAAAAAGGTGATACACCGCCGGGAACGTCTGAAAGACGGCAGGGTTGCTGTATATGTACAGATTACCCCGCAGGTAAGCGGAAAAGCCACAGTGCAGAGGGTGCAGCTTTACAACAAAAACAATAAGTTGTGGGCTGACAAGGCGGTAAATATTCCGCTTAACAATGTACAAGAGGGCGTTTTGTACCGATTTACTTTTGATTTTACAGAAAAGGAGGTGTAACAGATGTACGAACAGAAGTTATGGCAAGACCATGTAACAGAGTTTGAAGACCGCTACACGGAAAGCAGAAATGATGATGGAACTATCACGCACACACCAGTTGAGGGGGAAATCATTCAGCAGGGAACACCGCAGAACGCAACCAACTTCAACCACATGGAAAACGGTATTTCCAATGCAACAGAAACGGCAGCGCTTATGGCACTTTCTACAATCCACCACCAGCAGGCAATAGCTGACTCGCAAGGAGAAACAGCAACGGTGACTTTGAAGAATACGCAGCAGTACCCGTTCAACAATTCTACACAGTCAGTTGCGCTGAAGACTGAAAGAAACCACATGGACTACACCGTGGAAACAGAAATAGTGGACTACACGGGCGGTTTTCCGGGTGACATTGTTATTACAGACAAGTTACTGAATGGTTTTAAGATGGCACACACTGGAAGCGCAAAAAGCGTGACCGTAAAAGTTTATGTGAAAGGTGGGTTTTACTAATGGCAGCAGGTGTGATTATTAAGACAGAGGAACGCAGACAGCACGAAGAAGCGGTTATGCGTTCTTTTGGCGTGCAGGGCAGCGGGACAGCAGCACAGAGAGAAGCAGCGGAGGTTATCACAGCCAGAAGCAGCGAGGTAGTAAGAAACCAGAATGGAGGTAGAAAGTATTATGGCTACTAATAAAATCAATGTAGTTGAAAAAACACCGGGCACACATATTGAATATGCACTGTCTGGCGGTAAAAAAATCACGTTCGGTGATGATGAATTAACAATCAATCTTGCCAGCCGTGAAAGAGATTTTGAAGTGTCACTGGACATTTGTATTGACGAAGAAGACGGCGTGGTGATTGGCACCGGAGGACGTGCGCAGAAGTACGCTGCGCAGATTGTCATTCCTGCCAGACGCTATGATGTTATCGAAGACGGAGAGGACGAAAACGGAGAACCGAAAGAAATTCCAGTGCCTATCCCATTTGATATGTCACTTTGCACACTTATTCTTTGGGGATTGGAGGTATAAAGAATTATGTCTAATTTTGATGATTTAGCAATGGCGGTTGCTTCCTTTGGGGGCAACAATGCAGTAAAGTTTGATGATTTGGGTATGCCGTCAATTATGGTGGGTATTCCAAAAATGAAGTATTCCGACATTATCACCGGAGGAACACAGGAAACATTGCCGTGGTGGATTGTGGACGGAGTAGAAAAAGAAGTTATCTGGGTATCGAAGTATATTAACGTCGTGGTCAACGACCGTGCATACTCACTGCCAATGAAAGACCCTAAAGCATACATTGACTTTGACACAGCGCTTGCAGTATGCCGCAGAAAGGGTGAGGGCTGGCACCTTAACCAGAACGGCGTATTTGCTGCAATCAACCTTTGGTGTATGAAAAACGGCTTCACGCCCCGTGGGAACACAAACTGGGACAGAAGCTATGAAAAGGGATATGAAAAGGGTATCAACACATACATTGACGGTTCACACGGCGGTAGCAGAACTGCAACTGGTTCTGGTCCGGTAACTTGGAACCACGACGGCAGCCCGGCTGGAATTGCTGACCTTTGCGGCAACTGCTGGGAGTGGGTATCTGGTCTGCGCTGCGTAGATGGTGAAATCCAGATTATACCATACGGAAACGCCATGAAGTCTGATTGCAACATGGGTGCAAATAGTACAGAGTGGAAAGCAATTAAGCCGGACGGCACACTTGTTGCACCGGGAACGGTTGGAACATTAAAGATTGATAGAACCAGCGCCAGTGACGCAACACTGCGCATTAACACGTCAGTTACAACACAGACAACCGACAGCAACGATACAAGCCAGCCTTTCAAGGACGTAAAGGCAGTAAGCGGCGTAAGTATTCCACAGATTTTAATTGCAGCAGGGTTATTCCCGGACAGTGCGCAGACAACACCGGGTAGATTTTGGGCAAGAAACAACGGCGAAAGACTGCCTTTACGGGGTTCGGGTTTCAGCGACACTTCCAGTGGTGGTGCTGGTGCGCTGTACTTGGGCTACCCTCGTTCTATCGTCCGCAGCCATGTGTCGTTCCGTTCCGCTTTTGTGGAATAACTGGAAACTGGGAACTGTTATACTGTGGGGCTTACGGCAGTAAGCCCCCTATTTTGAAACTAAAGTAAAGGTGGTTTAAGAAATGCCAGAAAATACAGCAGAACAACTGCCACAACTGGATAACGTGCGGGACAATGCGACGCAAGAAGATTTCAAAATGAAAAATAAAGTATATGAAATGCTTTTATATGCGTACCCAGCATTAGAACAATTTCCAAAGAGCGACAGAAAACTTGCGGACCATATACGGGAAGCAATACTGCAAGTGTTTGAATTAGTGATACACCTTGAAAACAAACACTACAAGAAAACGACGCTGGGAGAACTTGACGACCAGTTGGACGTCCTGCGGCACCTTGTAAGGCTTGCAGCAGACCAGCAGTTGCACCCAGACAAGAAACCATGCTTGCCAATACGCAAATATGAAATATTGTCAAGAAAGATAAATGAAATAGGGTAGCAGCCAGAAGAAAAGGAGGTGACGGACAGTGGAAGCAATGCAGACGCTTAACCCAGCGGACGTCTGGGACATGGTGCAAAAAGCTATTGTATGGCTTGCGGGGATTGGGATTGTTATTGACTTAACGCCGGGAATTAAAATACAGCCCGTTCGCTGGTTGATTAAACAGCTGGGAAATCTTATGAACCACGACTTGAAAGAGCAGCTGAACCAGCTTGAAAATGACTTTATAGAACACAAGGTTGATAGCTGGCGCACGGAGATACTATCATTCCAGAGCAGTTGCATAAACCATGAACGCCATACAAAAGAAGAGTTTGACCATGTTATTGATACATTGGCGAAGTATGACAAGTATATTAAGGACCACAAGTTGACAAACGGACAAGTTGACGTTGCGCATGAGTACATAGTGGATATTTACAAAGAATGTATGCGCACAAACGACTTTGCTTTGACAAAGCCGGAAGAAAAACCATAGGAGGTACAAAACAGCAACATGAAAAGTTTAATATTTTTTATCATTGGATTTGCACTGGCATTAGCAGTGCTTTTTTTATGGAATTTACAGTATTTCAGACAGCGCAGGAAGAAGAGAAAAGAAGAGTTGCAGGAACACCCGGAAAGAAAGACCAGCGCAACAAAAATCATTATCTTTTCAATTTTGGCGACTTACTACATAGCATTTGCCGTGGGCGTGTGGGTGGTAGTCACAAAGGATTTTTACCAGTTATCAGTCCTTTTGACGTTCGTTGGCGGGGTAACTGCTGCCGCAGTAGCGTTCTATTGCTGGAAAGCAAAGGCAGAAAACCTGCTGAAAATCAAAGCTGCATACCCGGAGTTGTCCGGCACGCTGTCTGACTTTTCAAGTATGACGCAGTAGCGCCGGGGAGGTATAAGACATGGGACTAATAGGAAAAACAACACAAGAAAAGATTTGGAATTTTCTGAAATCAAAAGGGCTGTCCAGTTGCGGAGCAGCCGGATTGATGGGGAACTTGTATGCAGAAAGCGGGCTGAACCCGCAGAACTTGCAGAACAGCCATGAAAAGAAGCTGGGACACACTGACGCAAGCTACACAGCAGCCGTGGACAACGGCAGCTATGGAAACTTTGCAAGGGACGGCGCAGGCTATGGGCTGGCGCAGTGGACATACCACACCAGAAAAGCCGCTTTGCTGGAATATGCAAAAGCCGCCGGGAAGTCTATTGGCGACCTTGAAACACAGCTGGGGTTCCTTATGAAAGAATTGACAGAGGGCTACAAAGCCACACTGTCAGTATTAAAGAGCGCACAGACCGTCATTGCTGCTTCAAATGCAGTGCTGACACAGTTTGAGCGCCCGGCAGACCAGAGCGACACGGTGAAGACAAAGCGTGCAGGATATGGGCAGAAATACTATGACCAGTACGCAGCCGGAGCCGTTAGCAATAAAAAGAATGGAGGTACAAGCAATATGAACGTATCAGAAGTAAGAAAGAACTTTGCTGCGAAAGCAGCAGCACACATGGGAGCCAGAGAGGGCACAGCGGCGCATAAAGCAATCATTGACCGCTACAACGAACACGAGCCACTTGCGCAGGGCTACAAAGTGACCTATACGGACGCATGGTGCGCAACCTTTGCCAGTGAAATTGCCATTGAAGCAGGCTACACAGATATTATCCCTACAGAATGTAGCTGCAACCGCCAGATTAAGTTGTGGCAGCAGATGGGGCGCTGGTGCGAGAACGACGCAAAGACACCGGAACCGGGCGACTTTATCTATTATGACTGGGACGACAACGGCGTTGGTGATTGCACAGGCAGTGCAGACCATGTGGGCATTGTCGAAAGTGTAAACGGTAACAGTTTCACAGTCATTGAGGGTAACAAGTCCAATGCGGTTGGACGCCGCACAATGGAAGTCGACGGGTGTTATATCAGAGGTTATGGCGTACCGGATTTTGCAAAGAAAGCAACCAGCAGCGAACCTGCAAAGCCTGTGGAACCTGCGCAGCCTGCACAGGGAACAGCCGGGGAACAGGTATACACCGTGCAGAGAGGTGACACACTTTCTGGCATTGCTGCAAAGTATGGAACCACATACCAGAAGTTAGCAAGCTACAACGGAATTGCAAACCCTAACGTCATTAGTGTTGGGCAGAAAATCAAAATTCCGGGAAGCGGCGTGCGTACATACACCGTGAAGAGCGGTGACAGCCTTTGGGCAATCGCAGCAAAGCAGCTGGGCGACGGTTCCAGATACAATGAAATTAAGACCATGAACGGTCTTACAAGTAACACCATTTACGCCGGGCAGACATTAAAGCTGCCTGCATAATCAACAGGAGGAAAAAACAATGGATAATGTAATTTATGCAGCTGTATATTTTGCCGTAACACTGGGGGCGTTCTTGATTGGAAAGTACGTTTGCCCAAACATTCCAAAGACTGTAACAGACAAGCTGGGCGAATTGTCAGAGTGGGCAGCAAAGTTTGTGGAATGGGCAAAAGAGTTCAAAAAGGATAAGACTGGGGAAGAGAAGATGGCAGCAGTTGTGGAGCAGTTGAAGAAGATTGCCGATGAAGCCGGGCTGAATGTCACAGAAGACCAGCTGAAAGCTATTGCGCAGGCGGCATACAATGCCATGAAAGCCGGAGAGAAAGAAAGCAACACCGCAGAACCACTGGAAGCACTCACAGCCACACCAGCTGCAACGGTAGTGATTAACACCACGGCGCCAGTGACAACAACAGAGAAAGTGGCTATTGCCACAGACAATGTGCCGGAGGGTGCAACAGAAACCAACGCAGACGGCACAGTGAACCTTTACGACGCAGCCGGGAACATTACCGGGAGCGTGACAAAGGAAGAAGCAGAGAAGATGGCGGCAGAAGTCAAAAAGATTGTTGACGAAGAGGGAAACACGCTGGCAGACCTTAAATAATGCCGCTAACGCTTTGCAGAATAAGCCAGAATGAGAAGAAAAGACCGTAAGTGGAGAAATACACCACTTGCGGTCTTTTTTCGTTTACGGGGCAAATACGGCGTTATATTGTTTTGTATGTGTACTCAATCCCGCTTTCAGTTGCAGTGATTGTGTCCAGCTGGTCTTGAAGTTTAATTGTCATTGCTTTGCCCTCCGTGTTCTGTACTTCTTTAACTGTCTTTATTATATACTTACGGAAGTATAAAAGCAATGGGCAAAATAAACAAATATACTTCCGTAAGTTTGTATAATATGTATACTTCCGTAAGATAAAAGAAAAGCCCCAGCAAATGCCGGGGCAGGAATTAAGCCACACCATACAAGCGGGAAGACTTGCGGAAAGTCTTATGGACGCCGCCCGGTGTGCCGTCTGGCTTGACGGTCCAGTGCTGCTGGAAGCTGGAAAAGTCACTGCAAAGACGAACGGTGATTGTCTTTGGTGTTTCCTTTATGATTTCCACAACGTCCCACAAGAAGCCGTCTGCTTCTGCAAGCTGTGTTCCAATTTTGATTTGTTCTGCCTTAATAATATTCATAGTGTATAACCTCCATAATTTTGATAATGTGGGGCAGCAGCGCCGCCCCGGATATATTAGCCACGGAAGACCGGGCAAGACTGACCACGAAACATGGTCAAGCGGATTGCGTGTGACAGCTGGGCTTCTGTCATATAGTCAGTGTCAAGGGACTTGCAAAAGTCGATTGCCCACTTGATACCCTGCAAGGTCTGGCGGTCAAGTATGGCACGCTTTACACCCTCACTGGTAGTGGCTGCGTATCTTGCAAGTGTGTTCTCACAAGAGAAAATGAAGTTTGCTGGAATATTGATTGATAATGCGTTCATGGTTTGTACCTCCGTATATTTGAAATATTGTTGTTGCTTCCTTAACTGTCTTTATTATATACTTACGGAAGTATAAAAGCAATCGGCAAAATACACAAATATACTTCCGTAAGATTGTATAAAATGTATACTTCCGTAAGAAAACAAAGTGTGATATACTGATTAAAAACCACAGGAGGTGCAGAAAATGCCAGATACAACAGAAAAGAAGACCATACCGAGAGGACCAGCAGCCACGGCGGCAAAGAACAAATACCGTGACAATAACTATGACCGCATGGAACTTGCGGTGCCAAAGGGCATGAAAGCCCGCATAAAAGAGATTGCAAAAGAACAGGGCTATTCATCACAAAACAACTATGTTGTGGAAGCGGTAAAAGAGAAGTACCAGCGGGACACCGGGGAGGAATTGACGTGGCAGAAAGAATGATTATAGAGCCAGTGAAGAGGATAGCAGAAAATTATCTGGAAACCAGAAACAAGGTGATTGAAAATTGCTGGCGCATGATTGTTGGGAACGACACACCAAAGCAGGAAGACGGCTGGCTTGAAGTAATGAACGGCAGACAAACAGAAAACGGGATTGCTAATATATACAACTTTATGTATAAAGGAAAAAGAGCGCTGACGCTGGAAGAAGTACAAGGGTACGGGGCAAGCAGGTATTTTATCAGCAGCAGGGAATATACACTGGAAGACTACATGAGAGCGGCGCAAAATAATTCTGAAAAACTGTGAAAAAACTATTGACTTTATACTTCCGTAAGTATATAATAAAGATAGTTAAAGAAGCAACAATACTTTAACGAATACGGCAAGAGAAAGGAGAAAAC